TTGGAGCATATTAAACTCCTTAATTTCTTTTAACTTTGTCATGTCTAATAATGTTTTAAATGTTACAGACATTAGGAGAGTCCTTCTATGAGGGTTAGATTCCTAATGTTTCGTCTATTGAAGACTCATCAGTGTAACTGACTATCTTGTATATGTATAAGTTGTTCCATTTTGAAAATAACTTACCCATATCAATTTATCAAATCTATTTTCTTTTTTCATATCTAGTTATTTAATAAAAACAGATAAAGCATAGTGTACTGCATGCGTACACTATACCAATCTGTAAGCTTCGTTCTATTTATCAAGTGGACGCTCATCTTCCACCTAGTTTCTGTTATTGTTTACATAAGTTATGTTTTTAAAACATATAACATCAAGCGCTTAACGCTATACATTTCACAGGAACAGTTTTCATCTCTGGGAATGGTTAGTAATATTTCGATTACTCCTGAATAATCTAAAAGTGTGCACCACTTTGTAATAAATAAATACTTCTATCATATGCCCACAGTTAATTACTCTGTGTACTTTCTAAACATACCTTGCCCTCTAGATGACTGCGCCCCCTATGGGTATTGCACGAAGTATTTTATATTTAAGCAGTTTGTCTTCTTGCTTAGGAATACGACGTTGCCAATCCAACACTCATCTTTTACGATGCAATCGACGTCTCTTAAGTTCGTATGTTGGCATTGACTAATAGTACGTCCTTTTTATTATTATTAATTAAATGTGTGTAAAGTATATATTATGAATATAATTGCTGCACTAGCAATCACACAACCACATATACAATACATTATAAACTTTATTATTGGTAATATTATTTTCATAACTTATTACATTAAATAATTAAACTGTGTTATATTATTATAATAATCCCGTAATGTGTAGTTGTATGAAAAGTGGAAAAAGCTGTGTGAGAGACTTACTTGTCACACTCACACAACCAATTCCTATTGAGATCAGCTCAAGTTCTCAATACATATATCAAAGTATTGTATCGTAGTGTACGCTGAGTTTAACACAATATAAAAAAGCACTCCGAGTAGGAGTGCGTAGCAAGCGTAGGCAAGAACTATCTACGAGGAACAGCGTTCATCTTGACAATCTTCCCTGCCTTGATAGATTTCTCTATCACCTTAGCTTGCGTAACGGGAACAACTTTGGCCTCAAAGTCGATGATAGTCACTTCACTATCAGTCTCAACCATTGTTGGCTCAAACACAACTACCTTGTAGTCGTTGTTACCGTTCTTTGTGTCGATGACTTCAGACACTGTGCCTAAAGTCAAATTTAAAGCATTTAATTTCATAATATAAAATAATTTACGGGGTTATCTAATAATCGAAACAAAGTAGGGGTCATTGATCAAAGTGGTTACCACGCTCACAAAAAGTCCATAAAAAATTTTTTTTGGTTTTATTTTTTTTTACATTTGCCTAATGACTTTTAAAGAAATATTAAAAAACTGCAAACAAAAACTAATAGATGGCAAGACAATCAACATTCACAAGACTAGAGACACCAAAGAAAAAACGACCAGGAGTACATGCAAAAAGTAAAACCAGCAAATTATCTAGTTCAAAAAACTACAAGAAAAAATACAGAGGGCAAGGAAGATAAAAATAGTTTATGTATCTTTGCACAAGCACAGGCACTCTTAGATAAGAGTATCACCCCTGAGGATCGAAAGAGCAGTAAGGGGTCAGACGTGGGATTTATACATTCTAATATAGTGGTCATCTGGCCAAGTTAGAATGCAAATACGTTAGAAAAAACGCTGAGACAGCGAATCATCAACAGGAAATTTTCTCCCATAGCCTGTAAAAGAGCGAGTATAGCTCTTAGTTAGGACACATTACACAGAGGTAGGTGTGGTGAATTAACATCAAGATCAGTGTCCTTAGGTCCCCAGTTTAATCTGAAATAGTGGGAGCACTGCTAAGAGTAAAATCTCAATCGAAATTACAAACTCCTAGGGGGTACCTATATCTACTTCTCAATGAAAATCTACAAACATAAAGGATTATATATACAAGAAAGTGCAGTGCACGGCCACGGCGTATATACTGATGTAAAGATTCTAGCAGGCGAATTAATAGAAGAATGTCTTGTTGGAGATATACTACCTTTAGATTTTAGTAAATACAAACTTAACTTCTTAATGCCGTATCCAAGCCTTAAAAATAAAAAGTCTTTATGGCATCCTACTGGATATTGCGCATATTTTAACCATTCTGATAATCATAATGTTGTTTGGAAAATAGACACTAGCAAAAACCTAGCATATTTTACAGCAATTAACAATATTATACCAGGCGAAGAGCTTTTTATTAATTACAATTTGGAAATGTAAAAAAATTATTTATATCTTTGCATATATAAACTAAATTTATAGACATGGCAGAGAAATTAAATTTTACACCGTACGGGCAGTGGATAGTTTTACCTAATCCAACAGCTAAGAAAACTAAATCAGGTATTATCTTAGATGACGAAACTGCAAAAAAATTACAAACAAACATTTTAGAGGTACTAGCAGTAGGACCAGACTGTAGACAAACCAAAGTAGGAGACACAGTTATGGTTGATCCTAATAGTGAGGCTATGCTTATACATATTGATGATGTTCAGCATTTGTTTGTTAATGAATTTCAAATATTAGGTAAATTCTAATGAAATTGTCAGGCACTGTTACAATAACACTAGAAGATTACCAAGCTCTACTAGATCATCACACTAAAACAGCAGAGACTGAAGAAAAAACAAAACTTGCAGCTAAAGAGTTACAAGTGTTTTTAACTTATATATGTGATAAGACTGATATATCTAATTACTTAGATGAGTTTAACAGGCAGTCTAAGACATCACAAATTGTGATAACAAATGGTAGAGCACAAATAAAATTTAAAGATGAAAAAGAAAATAACAGTTAATATTGATAGTACATATAAGCATTTGCAACTATGGAATGGTATCTTTAATTTAACAAATACAGAATTAAAAGTATTATCTTCTTTTATAGATGTTCAAAATATTACAAAAGATAGTAATATGTGTTCAATGGAGAATAAAAAGCAAGTATCAAGAGCTATTGGTATAAAAGATCCAAATACTTTAAATAATTACATTAAAAAATTTAAAGATAAGAGAGTTATTACTAAAGCTAGTGGTAACTATGTGTTAAACCAATTATTAGATACAAATGCCAGATCTATTGAAATTACTATCAATAAAATTTAAAGTAGTGATAACTTATTACGAAGTAGGACCTTATAATATAACTATATTTCAAGATGAGAACGGAGAGTTTTTACATTTGGATGTAGAAGAAACAATTTTTTAAACATGAGTGATAATCCAGAACAAAACACGCCGTCATTTTTACAAATGGTAAAAAGTTTTACAGAAGCATCTGTAGATTTTGTAAAAAAGGGCGCACCTGTGTGTACAGTAGAAGAATACAGAGAAAGATTAGATGTTTGCGATAAATGTCCTTTTCTTTTGCGTAAAAATAAACGTTGTGGTAAATGTGGTTGTTTATTAGAGTTTAAAGCTCGTATGAAAACACAACATTGTCCAGAAAAGAAATGGCCAGGCGATAAATAATGGCTAGAAGTAAAAAAGAAATAATACAATTGATTGCAACTAAATATAATTTACCTTTAAAAGAGGTAACAGAGATTGTTGAGCATCAATTTAAGTATATCTCTAAAATAATGAAACAAGGAGACTTTGAAACAGTGCGTTTACCATATTTTGGTAAGTTTTCTGTTAAACAAGGTAGAAAAGAGTATATAGAGAAATTGAAAAAAGAAAAAAATGAAACTTCAGGATGATTTAATATACATAAAGGACAATAAGGCTATTCCAAGCCCTTATGCAAAAACTATAATAGAGTTTAAAAACTTAAAAGTAGAAGAACTTGGATTTGTTTATTTTATGTGCGATCATAGATCTCCTTTTGCAGTGTATGAATGGGAACAACGTGTGCAAGAAGTAAAAAATAGTATATTTGGTAATAAGAAGTGGGCACCTAATGAAAAAGTGCTAGCAGCTTGTGACAAATACGAAAAATTAATAGAAACCTCTGCGGTTAGACTTTTAAAAGCAGCAAAAGAGTCTGTAGTTAAATTAGAAAAGTATTTTAGAACTATAGATCTAACTTTAATGGACGATAATGGTAAACCTATCTATCATGCTAAAGATTTAATAAATAATTTAGAAAAAATGGGTAAAGTAGTAGATGGATTAACAAGATTAGAAGAAATAGTTAAAAAAGAAGAGCAGGCAGCAAACACAAATAGAGGTGGAATAGAAGTAAACAAATACAGTATGTAATGGATTTTTTAGAAGACTTAGAAATGTATAATAGAGCAATGTTTAACGCTTATGAGTTTATAACTGATAAGCAAAACGTAGATGACTTAATAGTTAATTTAGAATTACACGAAATTGATACATATCCTTTACCATTTGACCCTTTAGTAGAAACTGGTAAGAATCCAGCTATTATAGACATGGTAATTGCTCACTTTGTAGAGCTTGAGGAGTATGAAAAGTGTGCAGAACTTGTAAAAGTAAAAACTAAATGTCAAAATTCCAAAACACCGACAGAGTAAGACCAGCTGCAATAGCTTTTTTAAAAAATGGCTATTTTACTAACGCTTTACCTGGGACAAAAGAGTATTATGAGTTTTGGGATGAAGAAAGACGTAGATGTTTATACGGGTATACTATAGATGAGTTACACGTTACAGGATTTCATTATTTTTATTTAAATTATTGCCCTATTGACAGGGCTGTTGACGAAATACTACCAGACGGTAGTACACAAGCTAAACGTGAGCGTACATTTCCTAGATTTTACGATGGAGACTGGGAATACTTCCAAGAAATAGATAAAGCTAGAGCAAATAATAAGCATATGATTGTTTTAAAAGCTCGTCGTAAAGGATACTCTTATAAAGCAGGTTCTATGCTTGCTCGTAACTACTTTTTTGTAAAAAATTCTAAAAACTTTGTATTTGCAGCACAAAAAGAATATTTAATTGGGGATGGACTACTTTCTAAAGCTTGGGACTTCTTAGCATTTATAGATGATCATACTGCATGGGCTCAACCACGCCTAAGAGACCGTGAGATGCACAAACAATCAGGATATAAGAAAAAAGTAAACGGTTTAGAGATAGAAATGGGTATGAAGTCCCAGATTATGGGGGTATCTTTAAAAGATAACCCAGATAAAGTAAGGGGTAAGGCGGGAGAACTAGTTTTCTTTGAAGAGGCAGGATCTTTTCCAGGATTATTAAAAGCATGGGAGGTAACTATGCCAACAATGCGTCAAGGTGCTAAAACTCTAGGTATGATGATAGCATTTGGTACAGGTGGTACAGAA